TATTCCACAGATAAAGTCATCGTAAGGAACAGCGATCAAAACTTCTTCCTTTTTTCCCATGTCAGTCCACCTCCACACACTTCAGACCGTCCTCGGTCACTACCAGTACTCCTGCTGCAATCAGCGCATTGATGGTGCTCTCACTTGCTCTCTCGATAGGTATAATCTGCTTTTTCATTCTTTCTTCTCTCCTTTTCTCGTGATTGTAATCTTCGGGTTCTTCATGCCAATCTGGTCGGCATATAACTCTGCCAGAATGCGCATTGCTCTGTCAGCTTGTTCCTCAGTCATTGCAGGCATCCTCATCCTCCTCCCGGTCGATTACAAGGTTGCCGTAGGCAAATAATATAGCCTGCGATGCGATATTTCTGATAGATAATGTGCTCTCGTTTGCCATGTCCACCAGTGCGTTGTACGCTTCCGGTGTCACACGGATGGTGACAGATTCGACATTCTGTTTGCTTTTGTAGGCAAATTTCTTTCCTTTTAATACAAATCCTTTCATAGACGTTCTCCTATTCTTTCAACAACTTATCTACTTTTACATTCAGAACATCAGCAACAGCTTTTACGGAATCAATTCTTGGATAAGAGTTCTTCCATCCACTTATAGTTCCATTTCCAAGACCAGCTTTTTTTTCAAGCTTTGCAATACTAATACCTTTTTTGTCACAGAGTTCCTTTACTGTTTCATAAATCAAATAAACACTTCCTTTCATTTTAGTTTAATGAAATAGAGAAAATCTTGACAAAAATTAGAGAATAGTCTAATATATGAGTAGCTACAAACATATACGAGATTCCCTATCTTGTTTTAGGCTTTCCTCTAAAATCTAATTCAAGTATATAGGGTAATCTCTAATTTGTCAACCATAAATTTAGGCTTTTCTCTATTTTTTTACGAAAGAAGGTTGCCCTTATGAATACTGTTGAAAGAATCAAACAGATTTGCAAAGAAAGAAAAATACCGATTTCAAAATTAGAAAGAGATTGCGGGTTTTCTAATGGATATATTGGTCAATTAAGAAAGGGAACTGTACCAGATGACAGACTGCTAATTATAAGTAAATACTTGAATGAAAGTATAGAATATATAATGAATGGCGAAGACGTGCAATGGGATCCCACAGAGCAGAAGATGGAGTATACAATTTCTTTATCAGAGGAAGAACAGGAAATTTTGATGGATTATCGAAAAGCAGATGATACGCAAAAAGAAATGATTAGACGAATATTATCCTATTCAAATAAAATGTAAAAATCGTAAAATTGTTGAGGTGGAAATGACAACATACGAAAGATATTGCAAAATTAGAGACCAAAGAGGATTAAAAGATGCTGATGTTGCAAGATTATCGGGTGTTACGAAATCAACTTTTTCTGACTGGAAAAAAGGATTATATCAGCCAAAAAGAGAGAAACTTATAAAAATTGCGGATGTCTTGGGAGTATCTATTGAATATCTTATGGACGATGGCAAAACAGATTTTAATCCATCGAATATTTATTTTTCTGATGAAGAACAGGAAGTATTAACTGCATACAGAAATGCTGATAATGCACAAAAAGAAATAATTAATAGACTGCTTAGATATTTTAATAATATGAGAAAAAATATGGGGGATTAAATTATGTATGAAGATTTTGAGCAATTATGTAAATCAAGAGGAGTAACTGCATACAAAGTATGCAAAGATTTAGGAATAAGTCAAGGCACTATCAGTAATTGGAAAAGCAGAGGAAATGATTTGTCCACTTCTATCCTTAAAAAGATTGCTGATTACTTCGGAGTGTCAATGGAAGTCCTAATGAATAAATATCCTTCAAACGCTTATGAAAGGATTAGTGAATTGTGCAAGCAAAATGGTACTACAATCACGGGTTTGGAAAAAGAATTAGGTTTTGCTAAAGGTTATATTTGCAAAATAGACGGTCACGACATCGGTTATGAGCGATTAAAGAAAATAGCTGATAAATTTGACGTATCAGTAGAATACTTAAAATATGGAACCGTCAAAAAGTGCAATAATCGCAAGGCATCTTACCAAAAATTTGAAATTTTATGTGCCAAAAATAATGTTAATCCTAATAAGGTATCAAAAGAAACAGGAATATCAACAGCTACTTTAACAAGTTGGAAACAAGGTAAATATACTCCAAAAATTAATAAGTTAAAATTGATATCGGATTATTTCGGTGTTGGAATTGATTATTTTATTCAAGGAAACAATGTTGATGTTTTGCCTGAATTATCAAATGAAGAACTTAAATTATTATCACAGTTCAGAAAAATAGATGATATAAAAAAGAAAATGATATGGATAATATTATCTTCTTAATTTGCTTCGTCAGAAAGGAACAGCAATGATTAACTGCGCAATCTACCCACGTAAATCCAAAGCCGTGGACAACTCCGACAGCATGGATGTGCAAATTGATATGTGCCGCCGGTACCTGGATGACAAGTACGGCTCCGGAAATTACACTGCCACGGTTTATGATGGAGACTACGGGATCACCGGACACTCCACCAAAAAGAGAAAAGACTTTCAGCGAATGATGCGGGATGTGTCTGACAGAAAAATCCAGCTTGTTGTCATTCAGCGGTATGACCGTATCGCACGTAATACCCGAGATTTTTGCAACCTATATCACGACATGGAAATCAACGGTTGCAACCTTGTCTCCGTCAGTCAGCAGATCGACACCACTACACCCTATGGAAAGAACTTCATGTATATGCAGGCATCAATGGCAGAGTTGGAATGGGCATTAAATTCCGAACGTAGAAAAGATACCATCCGTTATGCGGCATCCATCGGGAAGTCTATACTCCCGGATCACTCTACACCGTTTGGATACCACAACTCTGTTGTGAATGGAGTGCGCAGACTGGTAAAGGAAGAACAATGGGAAGATGCTGTTGCGGATCTGTTTGAATACTATCGCAAATATCGAAACTACTCTGCCACCGCCAGGCATATCAACCAACAGTACGGTACAAGATTTGAGATTCAGGCTATCAAGCGCATAATCCGCAGCCCTTTTTATTATGGATGTTACAAGGATAATGATAATTTCTGCGAACCGTACATATCTAAAGAGGACTGGCAGGATCTCCAACAGAAAAAACCAGTGATCCGCACCGCAGGAAACAAGCGGACCGAGGTATTATTCTCCGGGATGATTCGGTGCCCGGAGTGCAATCGGCTGATGCGGTCCTGTCAGAAGAGCCACCGAAGCGGTAATGTGTATCGGTATTATCACTGCGAATATCACTCCACCAAAATGTGTGGATTTTCCAAGGTGAAATCCGAGAATCTTATCGAGGAGATGCTGCTGAACCGAATCGATACCTTTTTGGCAGAACGTGAAGCGGCTATGTCGGATCAGAAATCTGAGAAAAAACACTCCACCAACAATGCCACAAAATACCGGGAAGAACTGGACAGGCTCAACACAATGTTCCTAAAGGGCAGAATAAGCGAAGAATACTACGACACAGAGTATTTAAGGTTAAATGATTTAATAGGGCAGTATGAAGCTTCTAGGCGGTCTCATGACAGCATTGAGCACTTGCGAGAGGTGTTTGTGTCTGACTGGAAAGAAATGTACAAGGATCTCGATAAATTGCACCGGAAATTCTTTTGGCGGGATGTGATCCGGCAGATAATCGTTGACGATAACATGAATGTAATTGATGTTATTTTTTTATAACGCTTTTGGTTACCTTATGTGACGGTTGCTTGAGCAAGCATCAGTTAAAGTAGTGCATAAAATCCCCCGCCGGATCTGCTCCGATGGGGGATTGCTTCTTAATTATAAAATACCGCCTGTATGCTGTTGTATCCAACTTTTCCGTCTTTTACCAAGTTTAGCTTGCCCTGCACTGAAATGGTCTCTTTTCGCGCATCTTTTCCATACTTGCCGTCTTCGTCCTGATCATGCCCCAAAATCTCATTGCAACGTCTCTGCCACCACTTAACTACCGCTCCTGTGGAGCCAACCTTATAGGTCAGTCCGAATCTCTTTGCCTGCAGACAGATTTGCTGTCTTACGTACCGAGTATTCTTGCCATCTTTTCCATCTTCAGTCAGCTTTCTTCCCTGCGCATCCCGATAACCGTCTGCATTCGCAGCTTTCTGGAAATTCTGAATATTGATATTACAGGTTTCTTCTCTTTGCACCTGTACTGATACCATTTTAAAGTCGGTATAAAAGATATTTATATCACACTTTCCACTGATTCCTGGGACAGATCCGGATGATGTATACTGCCAAATATCCGCAAGGTCAATCTCCGCCGCTGACAGACTGGATGTATAACGTGCATACCATACGTATACCTTTCCAAGTGCTTTTACGATCCGGTTCATATCAAAGTATTTATTAAGGTAATCTTTGTTGGTATAGATCACTGGGAGATAACCGGCTGCTTTGACCTTTTGCAAAAATGCAATTGCCATATCCGTAGCCAACTGCTTAGTGACATTTACACCTTTCTTGCGGGCATAGTTGACTGAGTCGTATTCAAAGTCAAATGCGATTGGACACTTAGTCCAGTACTTTTTAGCCTGAGTGATGCAAAACTCTGCTTCTGCCACCGCCATAGCCACGGTGTAAGCATATGAGAACCAATAGAGCAGCACCTGAACAGCCAGATTAAAGCAGGCCAATGCATTGCTCACATACTTCTCGTCAACGTTATTTTTTCCGTAACCGGCGCGGATACCGATACGCTTGTATCCAGCATCTCTCACTCTTTTAATGTTTACATTTCCGTTGTGCTTGGAAATGTCAGGTCCTTTATACAATGCTTGTTTCATATTTTTTCTCCTTTTATTTTTAAAAATTTTACGTTTGTAAATGATTGATTTATTTTTTGCTTCTAATCTCCGCCCATCGGCTATCACTCCTTCTGTAAATGGCAAGTTAAAGTGGAAAACTATATCCAATGCAACGCAAGGTACATCTATAATCTCATTACCAAGTGATTATGAAGAACTATTAATAAAAGTA